CAAGGGCGATTAGGCGCTCCTCAGCAGTTCTTTTTGCCGCAATCGCTGCAGCAACAATTTCTTGGTTGCTGCTCTTAAGCGCCTTACGAAGTTCCTTGCTGTCCAAAAATTTTTCAATTTGCTTTTTTTCTTTTTTGGGGCTAACGGCATCTTTAATTGCTTCCTTCAAAAAATCTCTTGCTGCTTTTACAGACTCGCGTCCGTCACGCAGCGACTTTGCAACATCAGCCATGATTCCGCTTGTCGCCATAAGCGTTTTAACTCGTGCGCTTTCTGCCCCTTCTGGCAGCGTCGCAAAGTAGTCTTTTGCGGTTTCCTCCATTTCTGGGAATGCCCTATCAATAATTGCCCGCGCTCCCTCAACGGTCGCACGAACCTTATCCTCGCCCTCTTTTCCAATGGCTGCAACGCCTTTTGCTGCATCTTGCACTGTGCCTCTAATTGCATTAGACATTCCTACCGTTTCCTGCGGCAACTCAACGCCAAGGAAGTCAAGGAACCAACCAACGGCATCAATCACAGGCTTGATAAAGCCCATGATTCCATCAAAAATTCCCTTAAAGATTGCGCCAACTACATCAACAATAGTTCCCAAAATATTGAACTTTTCGTTAAGTTCAGCAATAAAACCAATAATTCCGCCCATTACTCCAGCAGCAAATTGGATTGCTCCTGCAACAATTGCAAAAAATGTTGGCAAAGGCGATTCTGCGATAAACAGCAAGATGTTTACCGTAAGATCTTGCAAGAATTCAACAAACGATCCAATGCCCGTGCTTACTGCGTTAATGGCTCCAGACACTACACCAAAGTTATCTTCTAGCAACATCAGCACGCCCGCAACGGCAACTCCGACGAGGACAAATGGCGCTAGGGCAATCATTGCTGAAACGGCTGCGCCAGCAGCAGCAAAGAATGAAGCCGCCGCAACATTCCCAGTTAGCGCGGCAACAACAAATGCGGCAGCAACGCCACCCAATACGGCTGGAAAATCTTCTCCAAGAATTTTAATCATAGGAATTAGAACTTCCATAAAACCGATGGACATTTGCGTAAGCGCCAAAAACACTGGCACAAGCGCCTCACCAGCGTCTCGCTGCAAATTCGCCATTGCCGCAGCAGCAAATCTCTGCTGGTTTGCTAGTCCCTCTTGTGTTCTGGCAAGGTCACCGATTGTTAGATCAAGTTGTTCTGTCATAACCTTAAATCGCGCCATAACCTTGTCTTGGGCGCTAATTTCAGATTTAGTATTGGCAAGCCCCATCTCAAGAGCCTTTTCTGCAACGATTAACTCATTCAACTGCACGCCGACTGTACGCATCGGAAGGTATTCCCCAACGAGACCAGATCGCAACTTTGCAAGTGCTTCCTCCATGTCAATGTTGTTGAACGACGAGATGTCTGAGGCAAGTTGCAGGGTTGCCAGCGACATGTTTGCCGATTCCTCTTCGGTCAATTTCATGGCGCGGAACAGGTTGGCGTACTCTGAACCGTATTTCAGCACTTGGTTGCCTGAAAGACCCATTGTTTCCGCGCTAATTTCAGCCGCGTCAATAAGGACATGTGCATGCTCGCCAAGAACTACATTGGTTTTTGTCAAAGATTCTTGCCAGTCGCGATTGGCGTTGACCATTGGCGTAAGGGTTGCAGAAACCATAGAAATCGCCCACTGCACAGACTGCATGTTTTGCAGCAAGAAGAATGCTTTTTGCGCTAAACCTTGCTGCGCCCCAGCAAGGGCGTTGACTGGTGGAACCGCAGCGCCCGTAGACTTGGCAAGGTTAGTAACTGCGCCCTGTACCCGACCCAATTCCTTGGACGCTAGGTCACGCGCCGTTACATCAATGCCAATCTGTTCACGCATTGACTACCTACCAGCCTTTCTCGTCGCTTCGTTTTCGGCTTTTCTTTTTGCCGACAGGTACGCAAGCGCACGCTCTACGAACCAGTGCGGTGCTTCGCTGACATCATCATACGACCAACCGAACTCTTCGCATAGTAAAACATCTGAGAACCATTGCGGCTGATTGGCAGTCTTCCCGTTGAACAATGCCGCTAGGTCGCGGCTTAGGCTTCCCCCAGCGTTTCGCCCTTTTTGCCTTTCTTGCCGTCAGCATCGGGGTTTACTTCTGAGAGCAACTTTGGCGACTCCTTGCCAATCTCGCCCATCAAGAACTGGTACACAGGATTTGGAATCCCGTCCAGCAGTTCCTCTCCGCTTTGCGGAGACCATGGAACAAGGTTGCCAACTTCGTCAAAGACACGCCAGTCAACAATACCGCCGATAATTCGTGCCTTCAGCGCGGCAGCGGTATTCCATTCCATTTCGCCAAGTGAGCCGCCCTTGTCAATGCGAGCATTGCTTCCTGCGGCGATCATTCCCTGAACGACACCGTGCGGCAAAACTCCCCAGAAGGTGATGCTTTCACCCTCAGCAAGCCAGTCTTCTGGCTTTACTGCTTCTGGCTTGTCCGCCAATGTAATTGTCCTTGTGTCCGCCGAACGACGAACGGCAAGATTCCTAAACGATCCCATAGAAAGCCCCTTTCCCTAGCGACTAGCCCCCAGCCCACATGGGCTGAGGCACTAGTCTTGTTTTTTATTACGACGCTGTGGTGAAGTTTGTCGCGGTGTAAAGCGTGACAACTGCCAACGAAGCGTCTGCTGCATTGTACAAAGCCTTGCCCTTTACCGTGATCTCTGGGAGATCCGAACCCGTGTCAATCTCAGCGTCTTCAATGAAGGCGGTTCCGATCTTCAGTTTAAGCGTTGGAGAGGCGGCTGGCGTACCAATCGTCGTTCCATCGGTAAGGGTAAAGAGAATCTCCAGCGAGTCCGTTGCGGCAGTGCGGTACTTGTCGTACTCGCCCACGCTGGCAAAATCGCAGGTCAGATCAAACTCAACCATGCGCGAGCCAGTTGAGAATGTGTTTGGGTCAACCGAATTGTTTACCGTGAACAAAGGCTTTCGGTTGCGAGTAAAGTTGATTGAACCCTTCTTCAACTTTGCATACGAACCAAGAGCCACGCCGTTAAACGCAACCTGACCCTTCCACGCAACAAACGGGTTGATTGTTGAGTTGGTGAATGTTGGGGCTGAACCAAGCGCGCTGCGCGTCAAGCCAAAGCCGTTGACATTGTAGGTAAGCGTGCCTTCAGCCTCAAAGGTGAAGCCCATCTTGTCTACAACCGCGTCCTTAATCTGGTACGCCTCAGTTGCTCGTCGTGGCTGCGTCGTCTCCAGCGTCAAGGCATTTGGAGCATCTTCAAACTTGAACACTGAGGTAAAGGCGGCACCAGCGGCGGTGTTGGTCGGCGTTCCCATTGCGCTGGAAAGCCAGTAGCCAACTGTGTCGTGGTAAACCGCGCTGTCTCCAACCGTCCACTCTTCGTAGGAAACGCCATCGCGCTTCGTAAAGTGGATGTCTTGACCGCTGCGAACTTCCTCAATGGCAACATTTGCCTTGACAAGTTTGGATGAGAAATCTGCCGCTACCGTGGCAAGCGTAGCCGCTGCCGTGCCGACTGCAGACTGGCGACCAACTTTTACTCCAATGCTCACTTGACACCTTCCTTCGCTGTATCAGCGACGACTGGAGCAGCCTTAAACGGCTTCTCCTCTTCATAAAGACCAGTTGCGATCAGCGCATCCGCCTCTCGCTCAGTCACAACAATAACACCAGCGGCTGGGTAGCCGACCACAAAGTCGCCCTTGCCGATATAACGAATGCTCTTTACTGCTTCAGACATGTTTGCTCCTAAGTTGTAGTCAGGGATTCAACAACCTTTACGACGACCCTGATCTCGGCATAATGGCACAAAATGTCGCCAATCATGACGGGCGACGCATCATTTGGCAGGTCAATGGTAATCGGATCATGGTCAAGCGCCGTTCCGCCAAGCGAACGGGCGCTGTCAATTGCTGTCGCTGCCGATTCAAGCAGGTCTCTGAAGGTTCCATCGCTGGATGGATGCGCCCAAGACATGTGAAAACGGATGATGTAGTTGATTCGGCGGACAGTTTTTACCGCTCCAATCCCGATGGCTTCGTACCTGCGATCTTCGCCCTCGTACTGGATTGTCCACGCTCGTACTTGTCGCTGCCCCCCAATAACCACCGTCAGCGTCGTTACAAACTGCGCCCAGTCATTTTTTGGAAACGGCTGGTAATCGTAAACAACGCCAGAGTTAGTAACGCTTTCAATTGCTGTCTTTAGCGCGGCAGCCTGATTAGCAATAACGCTCATGATTACCCCTTCCTGACCACTGTAGACACTTGATTCATTTCTGGGTTTCGCAACACTCGCGACGCGGCAGCCTTCATGTGCGTTTCCGCCATGGTTTGATGCTGCACCACTGTTTTCTTATTGTACATTTGCGCTTTTGTGCCGTTCTGGGCAATCTTTCGCCCGACAAGGTAGGCAGCGCTGTTAATCTCTTTTGCTCCCTTGACCCGCAAAACCCTGCGAACCCAAGTACGCATTGCCTCAACTGGCGGGAACTTTCCTGCCCCGCGCCCGTACTCAACAAATTGTGCGTAGAGCGAAGCGCCGCCAGTTGCGCCCATCGTTGAAGTCACTTGCCAAGTTGTGCGACCGTGAGTGTTGACAAAATTGAACCTAGGCGGCGTAAACAGCGTAGAGTTTCGCAGCAATGCGGTTGATCCGACTGGTGTGTTGCGAACAAGTTTTGGGTAAAGGTAGACAACGCCAGCCTTTGCCGCTTCGTACTGCGCCGCTTGAATCAGTTGCGGTGTGTACTTCTTCCGAAAGCCAGTGATGTCGCGAAAAACAATCTGGACACGACCAGCAAAACTCATCGGGTCATCTTTCGGTGGAAGAGGTAATCGCGGCTTGGATCTGGCTGGGAATCCCAGTTGATCCAGTTGGATGCGTGAGGCTTCTCTCCTTCGGTGATTCCCACGCCATCGCGGTATCGCTTCATGTACATATCGGCAATGTCTGCCCACTCCTTGCTCTTGCTGCCGTAGTCTGTGGTGTCTGCGCCAAGGATCGGCTCGTGCGCTCGTGCGTACTTGTTGCCAATGTCTCCCGCGCAAATGGAAACAATCAGGTCAACGACAGAAAAGTGATCATGGTCAAGCACAGTCGTGCTGGCTGCTGTTGCCGAATAAGTCCTGTGCGTTGTGTAGTACAGCCGAATGGTGTCGCCAGAAGTCGGCGCAACTCGCGTCCAGCGAAGCCGCAGTGCCGAAGCGTTTCCAGTTCCATGAACAATCAGATAGTCGCGCTCGTCAACCCACTGTGGCGGGATGTGATCCAACGGCGACTCAAGATGCACGATGCTGCTGAAGCCATCGGTAAAGTCAACTGGGAGATTAAGGTAAATCGTGCCGTCAGCCGTGAGTGAGGTAATTTTCTCCATTGGGCGGTCGTGGGAGTAACGATAAGTTCCCTTGGTAATGTTTTCTGTGATCTCTGCGTCCGAAAGGAGGCGCGCATCTGCCGTAGCAGTCGTATCACGCAGGACTGCCTTGACAGAAGCCAAAACATTTGCCGTTGAATACGATCCCATGTGCGCCATGTTTTCTCCTTTGGACTTCAGGCGACGACAACGCTAGGGGTATCGTTGCCGCCGCCCGAAGATGAATGAGGGAGTCGGGTCTCGCCCGACTCCCTCATAGTTTACCCCTAACTCGTGCCTAATTAGGCGACGACATTGCCCTGAAGACCACGGTAATCAAGGACTGCACCACCATAAATGTGGCGAACCTTGTAAGTGATCTTGTCGTTGCTGAACATTGAGCCATTCGTTGGCTCGTCCTGCACGAACAGTTCAGGCTCTTCGCGTCCGTTGAGGAAGCCGATCTCAATTGTCGGAACATCCATTGGCGAAGCGGAAAGGAACCAGTTGTTTGCATCTGTCCAGTACGGAACGCTGACTACCTCAAGCCCGTAGGTTCGGGTGTAGTTTGCGTCCGACGGAGCAGCAACGCCAGCGCCCGAAGGCAGGACGATGCTGTTGAGGACAGTGAACACATCATGCTCAAGGTCAACAGGAACGATCAGGTAGCGTGGCGTAATGCCAAGGCGCTTGCTGTTGTCCATGTCGGCTTGCTTGAGCATCTGGAGGCGCGCATTCTTGAGAGCGGAGGCGCTGAACGCCGTGCTGCCAAGGTTTGCGTGCGACGCATGGAACAGCGCAACAGTATCGTAGATCGCTGCGTTGTCCTTGTAGAAGTCAAACACAAACTCGTGAAGGGTCTGAGCGGCTGCCCGTCCAAGTCGGCGCGGGATGTCGCGGATTGCGCCAAGGTCGTCGTTCACGATCATTTCCATCGTGATGACCTCAGTGCCACCCTTCTTGACTGGCGCGTAGGTTGCCTCCTCATCCGTTGGGCTGGTGAGAGCGCCGTATGCGCTGCCCTCAGTCACCGTGGAGAGGTTGTTGTACCCACCGAAGCGGATTCGGCGCTGTGTTCGCATGTCGTTAACCGAACCAACGGTTACCAACTTGCGCCACTGGTCAAGGTTTGGCTGGTTGTAGAAGTCCAACAGGCGGCGGGTGATGGAGTCACCAAGGATCTCTGCGAACGATGAGGACGAAAGTGCCTCATTGAGTCGCGAGCCTTCCTGAATCTTGCCCGTGAAGGAGCGGTCGCCCGAAAGGTCAACATAAAGACCCTTGATGGACTCGTTGCTCTTGCCCGAAAGGATGTTGTACACGCCTTCGGTCACGCGATCCTGCTCCGACTTGACATCCGACACAACAGCGCCAGCGTCAGCCACAACAGGGGTGGTTAGGTCAGCGACATAATCGGCTTCCGCCTTAATCGCTGAATCAATCTGCTGCTCGTCAAGCACCTTGCCCTCAGTCGTCTCCCGAACGCGCTTCTTGGCGCTGTCTGGAAGGGTGACACCAGCAAGGCGAGCCTCAACAAGAGCCTTCGTCAAAATCGCGCCGACTTTTTCGGTCACGACTTCAACAGTAGGGGTCTCCGTCTGGTTCTCCACTGTTCCGTTCTCCTTCTGCGCTTTTAGCGCATCAACTGCCTCTGCAAGCAACTGCTCGTAGAGATCTTGTCGCGCCCGCTTGAGTTCTTCAGGCAGGACGACACCTTCAGCGATAAAGCGAATTGCTTCATCCCTGCTCATAGTAACCCAATCAACTTGTGGCATTGACTCCGCACTTGCTACCAAGCGCATAGGCATACCACCAGCGGCAGGGTTGACAACGACATCAACACTTTCAATCGTGTTGATTTTCGTCACATCAATGTATTGCTGGCGCGACTCTCGCACTACGGATGTTTCACCGTCACCAACAATAGAAAAGCCCACAAGGTCTGGCTTGCCGCGCTTAATCGCGTCCGCCATCATTGATCGGAGCCATGGGGCTGCTTCTGAAATGTGGAAATTGGCTGCAACGCCAGAAACCTTTGCATTCTTCTTTGTTGGATGCGGGGCATCCTGAACCCAGCGAGCGCCCGTGTACCAGCCGACAAGCGACTTGACTCCGCGCTCCTCTGGGTTGTGGTCAGTTCCCTTACCAGCAAACGCACGCGCACCCTCAAACAGTGGAACCGATTCTCGCAGTACTGCTTCTGAATACCGCCGTCGGTTTTTGCTCATCCCAGCCTGAATCAGCAAAACATCAATGATGCTCCCCGTCGGCTCAACGGATTCCATGATGAGACCCTCGGCTTCGTCGCCGTTTGGAATATTAATTTCAGCCTCTACCTCTTCGGCTGGGGCAATTTCTGCGGTCTCTGGAGCGGTTTCCACCGCGTCTGGAGCAACTTCTGCGACCTCTGGCTGTGGCTCTACTTCAATGGCAGCAGCCAACTCTTCAATTTCTGGCATTCATTCAGTCCTTTTCTTCAGTCTCGGACTCTTTGATAGCAGCCCTGATGTTTAGTTTACATCCGCCCTGCGGTCTAATAACGCCCTCAACGATCTCGCAGCCGTTTGGACTTACCCAGAACGCGCAGTTTGAACACATCCTTCCCTCGTAGGCGTACGGAGACACTGTGACGTAATTTGCTCCGTCACTACCCTGCTGCGTCCACTTCCCGTGGCGCTTGGCGATGGTCTCGTAAGCGTCATACAGGGCATTCGCATGGGCTGGTAACACCATGCTGGCTTCGGCAAGATTAATCCCGCTGTCGCCCATCGGAATATCAATGTGAACCTGATCCGCAACGCCTACTGAGTAGACGCTCTGGAGTTCGGCGCTTCGCTCTGATGGCTCTGAGGGGATGTCAATGGTCTCGTCTTCTGGCGCTGCGGCGACCTCAACGACGATGTAGTCCCAGTAGTCAGATGCCTGTGGGTTCCGCTTGAGGACGTCTGATTTCTCCTTTTCGCATCCGCAAAGCACCTCAACCCACATGGCAATCAGGTCTTCGTATGCAACTGGCGCAGGTGGAATTCCCGTTGACTCTTGGTCTACGGCTTCGTTAAAGGCGGCAAGTTTTTCCGCGTTGGTCATTTTTTCGGAAATGTCCTTGCCATCGCTGTCAACCCTTCCGCGAATCTCTATGCGTCTGCGTACTCCTCTACCTGCTGCAGTTTCTGCAAACCCATCCCTCGCGCTGTAAGTTGCAGCCACGACGTAGTTAAATTTTGGCTGCGGTGGCTGCCCTTCCGATGTAAACGTCCTCTGCGTTCCTGTCTTAATGTCAATGTCTGGCACGCGCTCAATGATGACCGCCCTGTCCCAAGAGCGGGTGCTACCACTAATTCCTTGAATAATCGCGGCGTTAGCCTTTATATGACCATCCACGATCACTCCGTCTGGTACGTTGCGACGCATTGTTGCTGATCCAGTGCCTTCGGTTGTTTTGACCTCAATGGCTTTCTTGTTTCTCTGCCTGACTGTGCCGCGAATACCGTCAGTTGGGGTTGTTCCAATTCTTGTGGTAATAAACACGCCAACAACTTCGTGGGTGCTTGATGCGGCGCGATAGATTCCCTCGCGCTTGCCCTGAGAGCCGTCTCCAGTTCCGTCAAAAATGATGTCCCCACCCCTGTGGATGCCTACCTCTAGCGAGCGCTGGGCGACAACCGCAGATTCTTCGTGAACTCGCGCTGCCGCTGTTACCCGTTGCTTGCTGCCAGTGGAATTTGGAACCATTCGGTCGGAGCGAGCCTCTTGGTCAGCGCCCCAGATGCCATGCTTTGCGTGGTCAGAGTTGATAACTGCTGCAGTTCCAGTTGGTCGCAACGTAGTTGTGCCGTCTTCGTTTTGCTTCAGCGCTGGCGCTGGGATGCGAATTCCAGCATCTTCAAGGGCGCGACGCATCTGTGCGCCTTCTGGGTCAGTGTCGCTCTCAAGTTTCCTGAGAACCGTTGTCTTGCCAGACCCTCCTCCTCCGCCCATGATGACAAGCGTTGGCTTTCCGTCTTCGCGAGCCACCCCGCGCTCCCTGACCAGTGAAGGGCTTAGGGTCTGCTGCGAAACAAGGCTGGTGTGCAGTACTTCCCGATCTGGCTTTAGTTTGCCGTCAGCCGTCGTGTGCATGGCAAGCGTGCTTTTTGGTTCGGTCTCTTTGATCGTACCGATTACGCTTGACGCCTTAGCGGGCAAGACGCCTAAATTAAGTGTCTGAATCTCCCCAGCGCTACTTGGGTCAGTGGAGACCATGCTAACTTTTGGGGTCTGAAACAGCGTCGGGTCGCTGTACTCTCCTCCGCCGCCGCCGCCGCCGCCGCCTGTGCCGCTAAAGCGACCCTTGCGGTCTCGCGGCTGCCCAGCGGCGTATTCCAGCAGAATCTTGTCAACGACTGACTCCGCAGCCTCACGAACCTTGTTGGTCATTTTGGGCGCTACGGCTTGAGCGCCTTGTCCAGTTCCTCCAACTGGGGGTCTCGCGGGCGCGGCTGAAGTCTGGCTGAGATCTGCTCCCAGAGTGCCTCCGCCACTACTCGCCTCTGATCTGCCGTCATCTCCCCAATGTCCTCTGGAACCTTGAGGATGACTGGCTTCTCCGATTCGTCCATCACCACCTGTTGGAATCTCCTTCAATGTCCTAAGATTAAAAATACTGATCTGGTTACGATCCCGCCCCGCACCTATTGCAACTTCCCTAGCGCTTGACGGGAAAACTTGCGTTACATCCAAGAATACACGACCAGTCTTAACTTCGTGCCAAACCCCCAAGTGCATTTCGGGCTTGGCAAAAACGCTGGCGTTAGACTCAAGAAATTTGTCAACAATGGCAACGCCTTTTGCCTTGTCAAAAAAGTCGTTGGATGGGTGAATCTGCCCAGCCAATCCTGTTGCAACGGCAAATCCGCTCTTTGGCTGGTCGCCAGACACGACAACCCTACCTCCAGTCGTTACTGTCGTTGGTAGGGTTGCCCCGCCAAACTCTGCGGTCTGGGCAATGACCTTTTCTGGGTCTACCGCGCCGCCGCCGCCGCCGCCGCCTGTGCCGCTAAAGCGACCCTTGCGGTCTCGCGGCTGCCCAGCGGCGTACTCTAAAAGCGCGTCATGGGCAACTGAGGCAAAAACACCGTCAGCCGTCCCCATTTGCTTAAAGAACGATCTTGCGTCCGTGAGAAGTTACAACGATAAGCGTGTTGCCATCCTTGCGCTCTGCAAGAACAACTTCACCCTCTGCCAAGTCAAGGTCAGCCCTCTTTGGCTGCCCCTTAACTGGCGCTGTCTGTGGCTCCTGTGCCTCTGTAGGCAATACCTTGTCCTTTGACATTTGTGTTCTCCTTTTGCTTTTGCCTTCTGTTTTCCCAATCTGGGTAAACGAGATCAATCAACTCCATAATGGAGAGAGGCTTCCCGTCCAGAACGATAATAGCCGCTCTTCGGTTGCGAAGGTAGAATGAAGCGAGGCTTGCAATATACCTATTCCCATGCTCGTATGAGATCGGCTCCTCTGTGATCCAGTCCTTTACGCCGTACAGGTTTAGTTCGCTTACCAGCGCTCCAAGGCGACCAGTTGCCCCTGCATGAAGTGTGCATTCCTCGCTGTCCTGAGATCGCACCGTGCCAACCAACTCCCACCCAGCGTCAAGTCGGTCGCTGTCTTCGTAAACCTGAATTTCCAGTTGCATTTG